AAATGCCACTCGAAATGAAAAGGGTAAAATTCTTGAATTTATCAACAAAGAGATAAATGATGATACTTAGTCCTAAACAAAAGGTGGTTATACGTCTTAGCGATGCGCGCCTAAATATCTTGGAGGGCAGCGTGCGGTCGTCAAAGACTGTGGCCTTTATATGGAGATGGATTAAATACATCGGAGGTGCTCCGCCAGGTGATTTACTTATGGTGGGAAAAAGTATGGGTTCATTGTATCGTAATATGGTACGCCCAATGCAAGATTTGTTAGGTGATCAGATGCACTATTCGCCTGGGAAACATGAGGTTGATTTATGGGACAGGAAGATTTTTTGTTTTGGTGCGTATGATGAAGGAAGTGAGGGGACGCTTCGCGGAATGACTGCTGCTGGAGCTCTTGGGGATGAATTAACATTATGGCCAAAATCTTTTTTCATGACCATGCTGGCGCGGTTATCGGTAAAAGGCGCGCAGTTTTTCGGCACGACCAACCCCGATTCTCCTTATCACTATATTAAAACAGATTTCCTTGATCGTAGTGATCTTAATTTATATCAAGAACATTTTGTTATTGACGATAATCCTTTTCTTGATTTTCAATATGTTGCGGACCTAAAAAAAGAATACGTGGGTCTTTGGTATAAACGCTTTATCGAGGGATTGTGGGTCCAGGCCGAGGGTGCGGTATATGATTTCTTTGATGAGGCAATTCATACCAGAGATATTTTCAATCTACCACGCGCGCAGGAGTACGGGATTGCGGTGGATTATGGCACGGACAATCCTACTTGCTTTTTACTTTTTGGTGAAAGGCAAAGTAATATTATCACGGTACCAAAAATGCCAAAGTGCTGGGCCATAAAGGAGTATTATTACGATTCGAAGATAACTAATCGGCAAAAGACCGACGAGGAATACGCGGATGACTTTATCATTTTTATGGGGGATAAGGACATCGCAAATATCTATATAGATCCCTCTGCTTTATCTTTTATAACGGCGTTAAAAAGAAAAGGAGTGATCAATATACGTGAAACCAATAACTCGGTTTTAGATGGCATTAGGACGCAGGCCGCAATGCTCAAAAATGGGGACTATATCGTAGGTAAACCATGCCGGCAAACTATAAAAGATTATGGGGCGTATTGTTGGGATGTACGCGCGCAAAAGAAAGGGGAGGATAAGCCATTAAAACAAAACGATCATTCTAAAGACCCGGAAAGATATTACCTTTACAATAGGTATGGTCTCAAAAAACTTAACTATGAAAGGTTGACGCAATGGTAGAACAAGATAAGTATTTTAAAACAAATGTACGAGATTGTCCGAGGTGCGGACATGACCACAAGGCGTTGACGTTTAAAAGGTTTACACGAGCAGCAGATAAGTATACTCATTTTTGTATCTGTCCGCAAAATCACGAACCAATTTTGGGGCATAAACTCATTATAGCTAAAGGTGAGTAGTATGACCGAAAATCAATTTTGGACCGTAATGTTAGGCGTAGCGGCGGGAATGATTATACTCTGTGTTGTAGCCATGGTAATCCAATTAGAATAAACAGAAAGATGAGGGCTAAATGATAAAAAAATTAATCGAATGGTATGTAGATACGTGGAAAGAGATGACGACTTATCAGAAATGGTTTTTGTTTCCATTATTGCTAATTTTTTTTCCCGTAGTGCTAATGACTTTATTAGTGAATGAGAGGGACTAACATGAGTAACCTTATTCTTCCAAAAGATCCAATGCGTGAGCAGTTCGAAGCGATGCATCAACGTATAACGGTATTGTCCGAACAAGTAAATTATTTACTTAGGACATTGTATCGGGAAAATTCTAACCATGAGGTTTTCCAGCGCAACCCTGCTTTACGAGAAGAAACAAAGAAAGCTGTTGAATTGGAGCATGAGCATTTACGGATGGTTAAAGAAACAGTGGAAACACCAGAATTTACTCGAGAACAAATTAAACGACTTAACGCGGAGATGAATAAATGAGTGAAATAACCATAAAAGAAAAAGTTGTTCAACAAGCAACACAGTTAGTGATAATGGGGCAACAGGTGAATTTTTTGCTTCGGGAACTTTACAAATCAAAACCCGATCACGAAATATTCATTAAAAATATAAATTTAGCGGTGACCGTGAAAGCGGCCGTCGATACGGAGGTAAAAAATGCAAAAGCAAAAGAATCAACAAACCCCTGATCTACGTAATGATGGATGGGCTAATTTACTTACAGGAATTGGGATTAAGGGTAGGGATAAGACAGCGCACACAATGTATATAGCGGACGCTCGTCTTGAATATCACGATCTAACGCAGATGTACCGCGGTGATGGACTTGCCCGTCGAATTATTGATCTTCCGGTACATGATATGTATCGGCAATGGTTTACTCTTGAAGGTGACACTGATGGTATTGTTAATAAATATCTTCGGAAACTTAATGCTAAAAAAAGTCTTAAACGAGCGCAACGTTTCGGTTATCTTTACGGAGGCGCCCTTGCTATTATGGGAATTAATGACGGTGGTCGTTATTGGGAACCAGTAAAAGAAAACAAAATAAAATCCATCGAACATATTCATGTTTTTGATCGCTGGAGGGTGACGTTAAATACGGCCGATCTTTATGTAGATCCTGATCTTGATAAATATGGAAAACCGGAGTACTATAATATCGTCCCTATTTATGGTGCGCCGTTCCGTGTCCATGAAAGTAGGGTACTACGATTTGAAGGTGTTGACGTTGCGGACCAAATGCGAATACAAAACCAAGGATGGGGTGATTCGGTGCTGCAATCTGTTTATAATCGCCTCCGCGGGTTAGGTGAGTCGTACCTAAACATTGAAAATATTCTTGATGAATTTATTCTCGGTGTGTTAACAATTGATAACCTCCAGGAATTAATTGCATCTGGCAAAGAAGCCTTGATACAAAAGCGTCTCACTCAGATTGATTTATCGAAGCATATTATTAATTCTATCCTCGTTGATAAAGAAGAAAAATTTGAAAGACATTCAACAACGACAACAGGATTAAAAGAATTGATGGATGTTTTAATTGAGGGAGTGTCTGCTGGAACGGGGATCCCGGTTTGTTTACTAATGGGACGCAGTGTTGGAGGACTTGGCTCGGAGGATGCCTCCCTTGTTAGGTTATACTATGATAAAATATCCGCGCAGCAAGAAGAAGATTTACTTCCGCAATTGGAACAGTTAATTCGTTATATTAATATTGCGCAGAATAACGTTCTCGGCGATCAATGGGAGGTTTGTTTTAGTCCTCTTTGGCAACCGACGCAGAAAGATGCAGTAGCGACCAAACTCGTACAGGCGCAAGCGGACGAAATTTACATGCAAAATGGAACTTTGCTCCCCGAAGAAGTCGCGCTTGCCCGATTTGGTGGGGATCACTATTCGGATGATATGGTACTTTCTCCAGCACACCAAGCGGAACTTGAACAATATAAACAAATGCCAGACAATACTGAAGTATTAATCGCAGATGTAAATCGTGAAAAGGAAAATGCGATTAGTGATCCTGCGGATCGACTTGGAGTAAATAAAACCACCGATCTTAAAACGATGGCGTTAGGTTTTCCAAAAGAAAGTTCTAAAATCGCCGGTTCCGCTCCGATGCAAGGAACCGTTCAAGATGTCATAGCAAAAAAACAGGAATAAAATAAATATGTCACATAATCCTTTTTCACAGCGCGCGCGAATAATGCGCCAGCATAAACGTCAAGGAGCAAAACCATTTAAAAAAGCTCCACGGTGGCTTTATCCGATGGCTATCGAAATAAAGTACAAATTATTTTTACTTTCTTTTATAAAGCGATTAGAAACGCATGTCAGGCGGATTCTATTGCCCGTATTACCTGGGATTATTGCGGATTCAAATATGCTGCAACGAGTAGACGCCTGGGGAGAAGAGCTTGAAAGTGTTATGGAGGGACTATCAATTTCGTTTGATAAAGAATTAAGTGATGACGCTTTACAGGCATTTATGCAAACGATTACCGAAAGAACAAACTTATGGAACACTACGCAACTTCATTCCCTTGTAAAAACAGTGATGGGAGTAGAACATTATGCCTATGAACCTTGGCTTAATAGTCACATGAAATCGTTTGTAACCGAGAACATTGGATTGATTAAGAAACTTAAAGAAGAGACTTACCAAAATATCAATCACATCGTGCAAAGTGGAGTACGCGGAGGTGATTCTTATAAAACTATAGGCAAGGAAATTTTAGGAACTGATCTGGAACCAGGGCAATTTACAAAAACAGCAGATCGGGCGCGATTAATTGCTCGTGACCAAATTGGAAAGTTTAACGGTGAGTTGACTAGCATACGCCAAAAGTCAATCGGCATATCTGAATATTATTGGCGTACTGCCGGAGACGAACGCGTACGTGATTCGCATGATGCACTTAATGGTATGCTTTGTAAATGGGACGATGATACTGTCTATTCAGACGATGATGGTGAAACATGGAAACCACGTACATCGGAGATGTTTGAAGGAAATCCGGGGGACGATTATCAATGCCGGTGTTGGGCCGAAGCTAAATTTACCGAACCATCTTCTAATGATGAGGAGGCAATTGATGAATCCGAGTGAAATTTTAAGTTTACTTTTAATAACGCTAAAAAAATACATGTGCAGGGAATCATTTACCGGTAAGATAATCTTTACCATACATTGTCGAGAAGGCAGAGCTGCAAAGTGCACTTCTGATGTTCAAGAAAATTTCACCAAAATTTTCATAGAAAATAATGGTTGCGTAATTGATAAAAAATAAATTTTTATTGTACTTTTTATAAAATACATATTATATTATAGTCGTGCAAGAGTAGCGCGATAATATCAACCCTCTTGCATGAGTAACAATCATAGCTTGGTGGACGCGCGATAATATCAACCCCGCCATGGTTTGTCTGATTGGCCTGAAGCCTTTTCAAGACGAAACATGGTGGGGTTTTTTATTTTAAGTTGTTATAAACGCATTTTAAGCATGTTTTAACGCATTGGAGCGTTGACATGTGCACTACTAAGGCTTAGTTCGATCAAATGCGTCTATCGTGCCTTGGATTTATCTAAGAATGACTATGGACTTTTTATTTAATATACCTGACGAAGAGCTACTTAACCTTGCCGAGAACATACGCCTACGAGAAGAGGCAAAGATTAAAGTGCAAGAGGATAAAGTTATTAAGCAAGAAATTGCGTATATGACAAGAGAAGTCCCTGTTTCATCGATCTGCAAAAGGAATTGAGTATGGATGAAGTAATTCGATACGACCGTTCGTCAATAGGAAAAACATTTAAAACGTCTAATGGTTTTTTACGTACTGATGCCGTCATTACACGTACGGGAATTTTTAAATATAAAAATCCAGATGGAACGATACGCCGGGAACTTCGCCGACCAGAAGAGGTATTTAAACAAGATGCACTTGATTCAATTAAGATGATACCTGTTACAAATAATCATCCATATTTAGTTTCGGGCGATGAGAATGATAAAATGGTTACTACCGTGAACGCTGGAAAATATCAAGTTGGATTTACAGGGGAGACTGTTCGAAAGGATGGCGAAAATGTACGGACCACCTTAACGATTACCGATCCGGTCGCAATCGAAGCAATCGAGCACCAAGGACGAAATAAACTATCTTTGGGTTACAAAACGAAATTAATAATGGTTCCTGGAATTTATAATGGTGACGCGTACGATTGTGAACAGACTGAAATCCGCAGTAACCATCTCGCTATTGTTGATATTCCTCGCGCCGGTGATGTCGCTAAAATTGAGCTTGATTCCGCTGATATTGATATTATTGACCCTGTTAAACCTGTTCCACTTGAAAAGGAGGCTACAATGCCTAAAGTAAATTTGGATGGTATTGAGTATGAGGCTCTTCCCGAGGTTGCGAATGCACTGA